GGATTTATCAAGTCACTCGGATTAAGGCACCGAGAAGTCATTGGTCAAATTTGGCGACTAACTAGCAGTTTTTCCGTGTCCCCGCTTTGAGTCTGTTTTAAGGGTCGGCGTGATCAGAATAGAATCATCATCATCCGAACCAACAGTTGACCGCGAGACACTACTTGTTTTACAATTGTTCGTTTGTAGTGGTGGTAGTTCACTAACTTTTGGGTAAGGTGTGCGGACTAGGTTGAGTAGCCCTAGATCGCCTTTGCTTGTGGTGTTTTTGTCCTGTTTAAAGGCGCGCTGTAGAGTTGGGTTGTTAACAAAAGGATTGGCTGTCCAATCAAGTAAATCAACTGTTGCATGCATCCTGAAAATGTGGGTTTGAAAATTAGAGGAAACTTGTGTTTGGCCCCCCAAAATAATACCACATGGGATTGACAACCAGTCGGAAATTTCATTTGTTTGAGAATTAGAGTTGTTGAGAAACCCAAGTGTAGGAAACTCGTTCTCTTTCGCCCCACTGCCTCCAGCAATGTAGGGCGTGAGATCAAGCTTAGCGCCTTCCCACATAGGAAACATCTTAGATCCAGACATATCGATGACAGTCGACTCCGCTATAGACATGGAGGAGCTTGTGCCCCAAGTAACTGAGTAATTAAATCCACGTACCGGCGCAATACACATAAGCCCGGTATCTGTTGAGGACCCACGCACAGGGATAACCTCCAACATTAAGCGTTTGAACACAATGCGAGTAAACTGAACCATGATCTGCCCAAAGCCTGGCAACCCCCATGCGGTGTCACCAGGAGCAACAGGACAGACCCCCGACGTGCAAATAGCATTAGTAGTGCCAAGTGCATAAGCCGGGACGAAATTGATGAAACCACCAGCACCAGTGTGCGCAGAATCACCAACAACGGTTCCACCCCAAATGTAATTGAAGGTGAAATCTTTTATGTCTGACGCCTTACCACGAGGTCCCGAAGTCAGGTACCCCACGGCAGCCGGTCTTGTGACCCGCAAAGTAGGCGCAGATTTAGGCCCACTGACCCAATCTGAAAAATAAGAGTACACATCGCTTGCGTAAGGCAGAACAGTCTCAGCAACTGTTTTAGCAGTGTGTAACCCACGAGCAAACCGCTCTAACCGCGACGTGGGTTGAGAGCGTAAACTACGGGGAATCTTACGTCCCGCAGCCTTATAACGTGCAATCGCCGATCGGACGGCGGAAGTTTTGCGAACAACGTTGGTGGCGTAACGCCTCGACATGAAAACAATACTACTATTGTAGGTCTAACCATTACAGTGACCGAATTTATCAACGCGCCTGCATGACAACAGGCGCTTAACGGCGCTTACTGGCCGCTATAACACAAGTACGCCTGGGATAGGAGCGCGTGGTCCCAGACCGACGCGCGCCCACCAGCATCACTAAGATGCCCACCCAAAAAGGCTTCAAGATTATCAACATCGTTCGGCCTAAGCCCATACAACGCAGCAAACCACTCCATCGTAGCTGCGCAGGCAGTGTACTCATGTTGCCGGGTTAATCCACCGTGCGCATGATATTCGCCTCCTCCATGATTCGAGAGTTGGAAGGAAGCCTCCTCTTTGCTGTTTATATAATAAGCATGCATAACTCTAACAACAGGCATCAAAGACATAGCATAGTTCGATTCAAAGTTACCTTTCATACGGCTCATCGCAGTTTCACCCTTACGCATATCCTGTGTTGTCCAACCTACGCGAGATAATTTACGCATAAGTTCGGGTACCAATAGATAGGTTGGTCGGCCCTTACACAAGACTGGCATAAAGATGCTAGAACAATAAGTCGGGTGGTTGCTCCTTTTGAATTTTGGCTGTAAACCGAGCTTAACCATACATTCAGTAACTTGTTTCACAAACTTAGCATCATCCTTAACGCCCTTGACAGCTAAGAGGTTATCATCGCCCAAGGCTAGCATTTTGTAGTCAACAATGCCACACTTATCCATGGCCCACGCGTGTGCTGAGAAGTTGAGAAAAGTGTTCCCAACACTAGTATTCTGATCCCCGCTTTTACGGGTGTATGGCACAGAATAACGCCAATACTTGCCCCTCCCAGTGGTACGCACCTGGTAAGATAGTGCCTGTCGCTGCGCAGTAGTAATAGAAAACTGTGGCAGTTCATAAAGCTCCATCTCACACATGTGGGCACCTTTCCCCTGAGAGGCATCGAAACTAGAAAAATCATCCTCATAAAAATCATATCCTTCGTTGAGACGTCGGTTGAACCACTCACCTATCATATCAGGAGTGGCACCAGCTGTGTAAACCATTTGCCGGTCGTCATCAACTCGCATTTTTAGCGCAGCACACACGGTGGCCATTAACGGCCCCAAAACCATATTCATCTCCGCAACCTTTAGCCCCTGGATCCCACGTGGGTTCTTAAGAGCAATAGGCTTGTCCGGCGTTGGACACAGAAGTTCTGTTTTAATGAAAAACTGTCGGACGTGATAAAATGGTCGTTCGAAATTGGTATTACCCAGTAAATCCCGATACTTGATGTACATCTCCCGCCGCTTGAGGGGCTGATCACTCAGCCACTGGTCAAGCGTAACGAACTGGAAATCGTTGAACACCAACCGTTTAACAGCCAGCTTTGCAGCCGCCTGCCATTCGGCCAGTGAATCGAGAAATGGTGCAACAAGATGTCGGTTACACAAACTAGCTTGCTCATTAACAATGGTATTCGCATGAACGCCGGGAAGAACACCATACCAGGCCGGGCCGTAGTGACAAAAATAGCCACGACGCGGCTCTTTAGGGAGGGATTCGGTACCATCCTTGTTTTTGAGCATAAATCGTTCACACTCACACTTCATGGGGACAGCATTAATAACCCCTTTGAAGTCCATCATGTCAAAATGGATACTGTTTGCCCGTGGTGCGACCTCGGTTCCAGTAATGGACAAAACAGCATGCGCGTGAAGATGGCATTTGCCTAGATTAGCGGTCATCGCGTTATACCAGGATCGGTTGTAAGCGCGAGTCGTACCGCATGACACGGTGGTAGATAACCCAAAGGTGTTCATAATCCGGGCCTTAACACCCTCAGCAGTCTTAACAACCTGAGGTGTGACTTTGGACACAAATTTAGAGACGTCTGAACCAACTTGTTTTAAGGAAGGCATATCGTAATGCGCATCTTTCAAGTTCAGGTTTGACATAAAATCCTCAAGCTCAGCCACTTTGCCACTAATGTAACGCCCATTATTCGGGGCTTTAACATTTGGACTCGGTGCTGGGGTTGGTGCGGACTTTATGGGGTTGCCAGAAGTCTTAATTTTGGCCAGATCAATAGACGGTGGGCTCGGTGTTTTTGCCGCTACCATCTTTTCAAGTTCAGAAACTGGTTCTCCCGTCACAAATATAGGCGAATACCCAGTATGGGTCGGCGAGCCTGGATTTGGACCAACTACGTCTGCGCTGACGGGACTTCCTGTTTTGGGGTCGATGCGAGCGACTGCCCACAGTTTCTGTCGGATGGCTGCCTTGACATCCGCATATTTACGTTTGGCATTTTCAGTTGCAAATTCACAATTTTGTACCCATGAACCTGTAAACCCAAAGGCACTAACATTGTCACGCTTCTTAGTTGCAGATACTGCTAAACCAAAAGGCTGACTCTGTACGGCCATCGGGCTCACTCCAACTTGGGCACTGGACGATGAACTGCTACTACTCCCACTGAAGCTAGGTTGTGAAGCAGTGGAAGAACTGACACTTATAGTGGCTGTGTTCCTAGGTACAAGGGTCACAGTCGGAGGTGGCAGTAACGCCGGTAGTTTGGTTTTGGGAATCACATCCACCTTTTCAGACATATGTTCCAACCCAAAAGCAGGATCCGCGTTAGCCTGCTCGACCCTTGAATTGTCAAAGGGTCGGGGGCGCAACCATCGCCCCAACCAAATAACTACCTTACGATCACGGTACTTAGTTTGTTGTATCACATCATAGAACCGCTGGAGAATCTGTTTGCCGAACAGGGCAAGAACAATACCAACGGAAGTGGCTCCATAATGATTGGACGACCAGGTCAAGATCGGCCATACAACATTGTGGCGTGCGGTCCACAGATAAGCAATGGCTGCCGCACCGCCAAGCAAAACACGCAACGGGCCAACGCCCGAAACAGTTTGTGCCACATCCCAGTGACGCCGAGCTGCGTTCAATTGAGCGAACTGCTGCTGCCGTGCAGCAAGTTGAGTAAACATACCAGCTTCGGCGCCCACATCAGAAAATGCTTGTAAAGCCACGAACATAATAGCCATGTCAATGTTGGCGAGCGTCGGAAAATGACGCACCATCCAAAGGCGAACTGCAGCCAAATGGCCTGCAAACCCAGCCGCGTCCCGCGCAACACCAACAGCGATGGTGCGCGCATAGGCAAGCGCAGCTTGGGGCACGTACATGCTAGCAGGAAACGGAGCCTGTACATGCTTGCCAACTTCACTAACATAATCCACCGGGATATCCGGTAAAGACAAAGAAACGATCGGAAACGACATAAAATCGGGTAAAACAAAACGGTAAACAAAAAC